CCGTCACCAATTCGGGAAGCTCGACAGCAGCTATCCTTGATTTCACGATCCCCCAAGGGGCAACCGGAGCAACGGGTCCACAGGGAGCGACAGGCGCGACTGGACCAACTGGACCAACTGGACCAACTGGACCACAAGGGGCAAAAGGGGACACAGGCGCAACCGGTGCGACAGGCCCACAAGGTCCAGCAGGGCCAAATTCCGTATCGAACACGACGACAACGACACTTGTTGGAATTCTGACAGGGAACAATGGATCGGTAGCGGTTGCAAGTCTCGGTACGGGCATCACCTTTCAGTCTAACACGCTTGGGCTTTCCGGTGTTGTTTTTACGTCTACCGATCAGTCGATCCAAGGCGTGAAAACATTCTCAGACACTTTAGATTTGGCGGTTGAGACATTAGCAGATGCCGCACAGATAGCCGTCAACGCAGCATCTTCAAACAAATTCCATGTTGTCATTGCCGGAAACAGAACGATCCAAAACCCCACCAATGAAGTAGATGGAAGGGTTTTGATTTTCCGCATTCAGCAAGATCAAAATGGAGGCAGGTCGATTACTTGGGATTCGAAATATCGATTCCGAGGCGACTTAGCGGTAAGCAACGTAACGCTCTCGACGACTGGAAATACAATCGATCGAATTGCATTCGAATATGTTGCAGGTGACGATCGGTGGGACTGCATTTCATTTATCAAGGGCAGTTAAAATGCAAATCTCTAGTACCGATCTAAAGCAACTGATTGAATCCGACCAACAAGCAAAGGACCTGTTTGAACAATGTCGGTTTGGTGATTGCGCTATGCGGTGTTCAGAGATAGCCCCAAAGGTTTACAAACACTTACCGCTATCGCAGATCGGAATCATAGCTGTCTACAAAAACGATTTAACACTGGCGGACCAGGTTCTAGCGGCTCTTGAAACAGCTTCAAAAGTAAATCGTATAATTGGTGTAATGGTAAGATTTATGGGGCCTGGGAATCAGGAATCATACCCCGATTTTGGTGATCCAAGCATTCGGGCTGCATTAACGATTCCGCAACCAAATGGATTAGGTTTAACACCACAGCAAGCAGCACCATTGCTAGCAGCCGGTGAGCAACCCGACACAATCACAGGCGAAGATATTCAACGAATAGCCGGGAGCGTTCCATGCCAAGTTATGTAACACCAACAACGCCAGCCTATCAGGTTTGGATCGCACCGCAAATTGTCGCGAATAACAACGTGGTATTGGGGAGCAATTCCGGTAACACGTTGTTAGATTTGCGAGAAGCCCGTGGCGCTTGGGTCTACTCATCGTTAGGCCGTGGCACAGGAACACCGACGCGCCAAGCGGAATTGCAAATCCGACGTTTACCTAATGGGAGTGGAAATTATCCGGCGACGGCATTTGATAAAGTTTCATCGGCCCCGACCACCGCAGCCGGTTCGAGTACGTTATCGGCAGCGCTTGCGACTAATTCGGCAACACTCAGTTTGAACACGGCACCTAGCCCAGCATTTGCGGTTGGAGATAGGGTTTGCGTTTTCAACTCAGCGGGCACAGCGATACAGTTCGGACGTTTAGCCACGTTTACATCAACAACAGCGTGGACAGCCGAGGATAATTGGGCGATTGTAAACGCTATTGGTGACACCGTAACGAATCTAGCCGACGTGTTCCAACCGTTTTGGATTCCAGGCCAGGGACAATACCGCATAAAGTTTAACAACTACAGCGGTATTAGTTTTATACCATATTGTGCCGTTGATATAGATTACGGGGACACAATACTATAATGTTTGCGTTTTACGCTACAGATTGGGAGGAGTTTAGAAATACAATTATAGCACGTTGGACGGCTAGTTTCACAGGTGCAACAGGCGCAGTTTTGCCCGACCTAACTGGAAATGGGTATAACATAAATCAAAGCATCGTAGCGGAGTTTAACACTGTGTGGAAAACCGAGGAACAAAACTTAGCGTTTGAACAGACGAGTAACGGACAAAATTCAACAACCAGGGCAATTAGCATCCCAGCTAGCAGTGCCCTATCGGCCAGTTTTTGGTTTAAACCAACTCTGTATCAGGGGAGTAATCCAGGGGTTTTTCGTTCCTCTAGCGGCACGGACACGTTTTTTATAATTCAGGGTGCAACGGGGTTGCCTTGGATAAGGCGAAGCGGCGCGGATATTTTAAAACCTACAAGTGGCACGGCCTTTAATTTAGGAGAATGGCAACACTGCATTTTTGCAATGGATACGAGGCGGGCGGCCATCTATAAAAACGGGAAAATTATTCATTCGGCAAACCACACGACGACAGGGGCAGCGTTTTCCTTCAGCGTCCTATTTCGCCAAGGAAATGAAATAATTCGTGGGTTTTTTGATGACGTGTTTTTTTCTAACCAGTTTATAGATACCCAACTATCGCAAAAAATATACGAACAAGGCCGTGGTGGTGGATTGTTAATGCAACCACCGTTGCGGCGTAGTTATTTCGTTCCGGCACTACCTAGCCCCCGCCGACGTTCAAGCCGTGCGTTAGCATTTCCAGGGTGATATGCCACGCGAAAAAAAGATCAGTTTAGATCAATGGCAAAAAGCGATCCTCGAAGGGAGTGGGGTATTGTGTGCTGTTGCAAACAAACTCGGAATCAGCCGATTCACAGTGGCAAGGCATCGAGACAAAGATCCGAAAATTGCCGAAATGTTCAAGGAGGCTTTGGCGATAGCCTCCGATCAAGCAGAAGCAAATATACTGACGGCATTGCAAGGTGGGAACTTGAAGGTTTCAATGTGGTTTCTCGAACGAAAAGCCAAAGATCGCGGATATGGCAAGGAATTGAAGGTCGAGACTGATTCAAAAATCGCAACGGTACAGGTTGTCTTGCCGGACAATGGGAGAACAAGACCATGATTTTTTTAGCAACACAACTTTTGATGGGTGGCAGAGTCGTTGAATTCAGCCAGGCATTACCACAAGCGGGACAGGTTCTCACGATCGCGACAGTAGCAGGTGGTATCGTCACAACGAATTGGGTCGCACCATCGGGAAGCGTAGGGCCAGCAGGTCCTCAAGGTCCAGCAGGTCCAACCGGTCCACAAGGGCCAGCCGGCGCACAGGGGCCAGCCGGAGCGACAGGACCACAGGGACCAGCGGGAGCACAGGGAGCCCAAGGACCAGCAGGAAACAGCGTTAGAAGCGGGACGGGTGTTCCATCGATTAACCTTGGGACGGTTGGTGATTTTTATGTCAACTTAACCACCTACGACTTTTATGGTCCTAAATCTGCAAACGGATGGGGTGATTCGGCTCCGGGTGTCATGGCACTTAAAGAACCTCTTATGGACTTTATCGCAGGATTTCTCGTGGCTGGTAGCGGTCTTACTAAGACCTATAACGATGATCCCCCGGTAGGTCAAAGTCAATCAGTTGTGTTTGCTATAGATTCAGGTTGGGTTCAGCCAGGGCCAGGGGTAGGAGCGTAAACATGAATGTGCTAATCGACTTACCATTGCCGTCGAGTGCGACTCCAACTGTTGCGATCAGAGGCCCATGGCCGACAGAGAACGCGGTAGAAAACAGTCCGTTCTCGTTGTCCGGATCTAGCAGTTCCAATGGTCGATTTTCAGCTAGTGTCGGTGAGCTAGCAGCAGGGCTCTATCGCTGCGATGTGACTTTGGCAGGTACTTTGATCGCGATTGGATACATATCGACAGCCGGTACCGAAACGAATGTGCGAATGGTCGATGATCCATCGAGTGCGATCGATTACACCGCGCTCGCCGATTCCATCTCGCCAGCGGTGAGTTCTGCAATACTGTCAACTCTATTGAACAGATTCACGATAAGCGGGACGGTTGGTGAATCCGCCATGATCGCTACCAACGAAATCACGAGAGAGGAACGCATCACTCTTGGTCCGATGTATGTAGGGAATTACTACGCCTACACACAAGCCGATTTGTCGCTCTCGATTGGCACGCCAACAACAGCAGCAGATTGCGTAGGCAGGTTGGTTTGGACAGCAAAAAACCAAATCTCCGATGCGGATTCTGCAATTGTACTGCAAGTGGATTCCGGTTCAGGTTTAGTGAAGCCGACAGGTTTTGCAACGTCAGGAACGATCGCAGCCATTCCAAACGCGACCGCAGGGCAACCAGCAAGAGCCGCGAAAGTCGATATTCGGGCCATTGCTCAGGCATCGGTCAATCCTGGTAGGCTGTATTGGGATTTGCGACGGTACATCGCACAAAACGGACAAACACCAGCCGAAGCGGATTTGCTGGCTACAGGCATCCTCGATCTTTCTCGACCTGTGAACAGGTCTACATCGTAAAGTGAGAACCATTGGCCCACAGCCAGGTCCGCAAACACAGTTTTGTTCCTGCCCGGCTGACATAGCGATCTACGGCGGTAGCGCGGGTGGCGGCAAAACATTTTGTCTTTTGCTCGATGCGACTCGTGGAATCTACGATCCACTTTGGAATCCTGTTCTGTTCCGACGGACATATAAGCAAATCACAGCACCCCAGGGACTTTGGGACAAGGCTTGCGAGCTGTATCCGCTGCTCGGCGGTAGGATGCGGCAAGCATCAATGGATTGCGTGTTTCCATCCGGTGCTCGAATCAGTTTTTCCCACATGGAGCACGAGCAATCTAAGATCCAGTGGCAGGGAACGGAATTGCCTTTCATTGGTTGGGACGAGCTAACACACTTTTCAGCGGGGCAGTTTTGGTATCTAGTTTCGCGTATGAGAAGCCTTGGAAAGATCGAGCCGTACATGAGAGGCACATGCAATCCACAACCGGGTAGTTGGGTTGCTGAATTGCTTGAATGGTGGATAGATCCGATTGCAGGCACACCGATACCAGAACGAGCCGGTGCACTTCGATGGTTTTGTCGAATGCCAGACGATTCGATCGCTTGGGCAGATAAGCCGGATGAGCTTCCTCCGGTTTCGACTAAACCGATGAGCTTTACATTTGTTCCAGCGACTTTGGCAGACAACCCCGCGCTGTTGGCAAAAGATCCTTACTACGCTGATCGACTTCGATCGCTTCCACGAGCCGAAAGGGAAAGCCTGCTAGGTGGAAACTGGCTTTCACAAACAGGCGGTGTTTTCGATCGAGACTGGTTCAAGACGTATTCGGTCCTACCTGACGGTGCATTGCAATGGATACATGGTGGCGATGTTGTCAACGCGCCGTCGTCCGCATTGAGAAGGTTCGCAACAATTGATACAGCCGGTACATCGAAAGATCGAGCCGAGAAAGCAGCAGGTAAGCAGCCGTCTTGGTCGGTGTGTTGTATATGGGACTACTATCGACCAAGGCACACTCTATTGCTTCGAAACGTGCTTCGCATTCAAGCTGAATGGTCGGAGCTTGAGGATAGATTCCCGAATTTCATTGCTGCTAATGAAGTACCCTTGGTAGTCATAGAGAATGCACACTTCGGGCCGGTGATGGCGAAATCGATCAAGGGTCGCAAGGTGATTCTCGTGGGACCGAAGATCCCAGGGATGGCCGAAAATCATCGAGGGGCGAAACTCGAGCGCGCCGTCGCGAGTGGGTGCATCAATCGCATCGAGGATGGATTGCTACGCATTCCAGACTACCAACCGCATCATGCCGATTACGCCTGGCTCAAAGCCTGGCTATCAGAGCATCTAGCTTGGCAGGGACTTCCAGATGAAGTTGCCGACCAAATTGATAACACGAGTTACGCTTGCTACTACAGCAAACAGATGCAGGCTACGCCGTGGGGTGGTATCATTCAACAAAGTCACGGGAGGACGCGATGAATCGCAAGCCAAAAAACCAAGATGCTTTATTGACCGTCAAAGAGGCTGCTACCGAATTGGGGGTTTGCCCAGCTACGGTCCGACGATGGATAGGCGAAAGCCGAATAGCTGTTGTCTATTTGCCAGGGCGATTACCGAGGTTAAAAACCAGTACGGTCGAGACGATCAGATTGGAACGAGCCGATAACTCACAACCAGACAGTGTTGATAATCTGTCCCATGCTGCCGATCCTTTGCTGACTCCGAACCAAGCAGCCGTCATGCTTGGCGTGTCTACCTCGACGGTACGCAATTGGATTGCAGATAAGTTGATCCCCTACATTCGCTTGCCAGGGGGGTTTTTTCGCATCCGTCAGAGCCGAATCGATGGCTTATTTCGGGAAGTACAGGCGAATAAAACGAACGAATTTCGCACAACAAGCGAACAAGCCAAGAGCAAGTAAACAATCCGTTTTGCCATCGATTGAATTGTTTCGTTCAATTTGGGCATGGCAAAGACGTTCCGAAAAGCAGTTCTCAAATGTGACACCTACCAGTCCGGTGACGGAACTGTGGTTGTCACACCTGAACGGCTCAAACACTGGCAAACGCAATTCCAAAGGCTTTCGGCAAATCGCTATGCGGTACCGATCCATTGGAACCATGCCGACTTGGACGATCCCGAAAATCTAATTCCGATCGCGGAACAAGAGTATCACGCACGCGCTACTCGATCAGCACAAAACACGATCGGTCGTATGACTGATTTCAAGGTCGTTTCTGACGGCAACGCCGCAGAGATAACCGTGGAAGTGCTAACGCCATCGGCTCAAGAAAAGGTCGGTTCCAATGCGGTGTTTGTTTCGCCGGTGATTTTTCCTGAGTTCGCTGACGGTACCGGGCAGACATACGCAGATGTAATCACCTCGGTCGATCTGGTTGATTATCCAGTCGATCATTCTCAAGGGGAATTCATACCAGCCGAAGCACCTGCCCTGCTTAGTTGTATTCGCATGGGCATTCGCCCCACTTACTACAAAAGGGTCCTGAGAATGGCAATGGATAATGATGGAGATGGAGATGAATACGGCGGCGGTGATGATATGACACCTGCTACTGATTCAGGTAACAGTGGTGATTTGGTGAATCAAATCGTTTCGGCTCTTTCCGAAATGGGCATCACATTGCCGGAAGGAACCGACGAATCGAACATCGTCGAGAACTTGAAAATGGTGCTAGGCAACAGCGGTCAGGGTGCTGCCAACGATCAAACAATGACTGGAACAACAGTCGCGCAGCCTGACATTCAAACTATGTCGCTTGCAAACCAATCAAAACTGCATCGCCAGTACGCTGAGAGCTTGTACCATCGCGAGCTTGCTGGCCAGCTTTCCAATCTACGCGACTCAGGGCGAATCACTGACGACGAGCACCGCAGCTATACGTCTCTGGTCGCAACGCAACGACTTAGCCTCGATCGATTTTCGAAGCCCAAAACTGGCAAGATCGAGGATTTCATTGCCAGCCGTCGAAACATTCCGGCAAACACGTTCAAGACGGCCACGAATCGACAGGGGGGCTCCACGCTTCGCCGAATGTCGGTCGCTCCATTACCGACCAATCACGGTAGCGCGCCGCTTTCCAAGGAGCGAATCGAAGAACTAGCCGCTTTGGTGAACAACACCTAACCGAAGCAAAACAACCAATCCTTCATCACCCTTAGAAATCAACTGGAAAACGCAAAATGCCCCCAGGAATTCAAACTCAAGTTGACTCGCTCGTTACCCGTAACGTGCTTTTCGTCAGCGAAGGACGGCCACGAGTAACCCTTGTACCACGAGTCCTATCCGGAGCCGCCAGGGATGCGGGGAACACTCCTACTACCACCCTTCGTGGGGGATTGTTGCTCGGAAAGATCACCGCCTCCGGGAAGCTCAAAGAGTTCGATCCAGCAGCCACGGACGGAAGTCAAAACGTCTATGGTGTGCTGCTCGATGATGTTCGCGTCGTGGACGAGCTCCAACAAAATCAAGATCAGCCGCAAGCACGCATCGCGGTGTCAGGCGATGTGAAGGCTTCGACTTTGCTAATCAAAGGTTCGTCCTTGGTTGGCCATGCTTCCGAAACCGCAACTCGCACCGCGCTCCGGGCAAAGTTTTTCATTTTCGACGACGAGTAACGGTCGTCCAAGTTTAGGTTTTCAGTGTCCAAAGTTGGGTGGGACCAATCAGGACAACCATGGCCAATTTGTTTCAGGATATTTTTCGCCCCGTCGTTTTGACGAAGGTTATTTCGCAACGTGTCGAAGCCACTTCCAGTTTGCTCAAACGATTCGGACTGCAACCGGGTGGACCTAACGAGGTCAATCTTGGCCATGGCCGTTTGGGAGCGTTCCACGTTTTCAACAATACGCTCAAGACGGCTGCTGGTGCTGCTCCAGGTACCGCTGCTAAGCGGCTTTCCCCTCAAAGTGCATCGAAGATCCCCTTCGAGTACCCAAGGCAATTCAGCCAAATCCCGCTTCTGGCCGAAACGATTAACAACATCGGTCGAATTGACGATCCGGCAACGCGCGATAAGGCAGGTGCCAAGATGATTCAGTTGCAGACCAACTACCTCTCGCAGCTTGCCGGAAACTGGCGAACGGCCATGCTCGTTGGGATGCTGCGTGACAGCCTGTACTACACGCAAGAAGGCGAATCCTACTTTTGGCAGTATGCAAGCCAAGGCTCGACGGGTCAGCTTGCAACGGGCATTCCAGCGAGCAACAAGTCGAAGCTCAACATGCTCGGCGCAGGGAATATTGTTTCTGCCTCTTGGGGGTCGGAGACTACTGATATTCCAGGGCAAGTCATGGCTATCCATGCAGCTTTCCAGCAGCTAAACGGCTCTGGATTGGCTCAAGTCTTGATCCAAAGCAGCCTTTGGAACTCGATGATTAAGAACGACTACATTCAATCCGCGCACGGTACCGCAAACGCGCCGTGGATCACCTTGGAAAAGTCTGAGGGGAACGGTCCGGACGGTCGCCCGTCGCAGGTGATGATTGGCAAATTCAACTTCTGCCCATGGGTTGATTGGTACGTCACGGACGAAGGGCTCGAAATCGGCAAGCCTGGGTCGGAGACGTATCAAAAGCACGTTCCCGACAACAACGCCATCTTCCTCGGAAGCGATGTTAGCGGGGGCGATATTGAGTGCTACATCGGCGGTGAGCCTGTTGCCGAATACGATGGCGGTCCAAAGACTGAGAAGTTTGGTATGCAGGCTTGGAGCCGGGAAGTCGCGAACCCAACCGCGACCGAACTGTTCTGCCTCGACAACGCGCTCGTTGTGTCGCACGTTCCGAAGAACATCGCCATTGGCGAATGCGTGTTTGGCGGCTAGTGAAAACCGGAGGATGATGTGAGCACAACTTGGACGTACTGCGAGCCGATCGACGTAGAAAACTACCTTGGAACGGCAGCAGTCACGGCCTTCACCTCACACGATTTCAGAGGATCGTCAGAGAATGTGTACGAGTGCATCGAACAAGCAACAGACGAAATCAATTTGCTGTTGCTTCGCAGGTACTCCGAAACTGCTTTGAGAACCGTCAGAATGCTCAAGCGATGGTGTGTCGTTGTCGCAAGCTGTTATGTTTGCGAGCGTCGCGGGAATCCGGTACCAGAGCGATTGGTCGCTGAGTATCAACGTATTTTTGAAAGCCTTACGCAGATTTCCGCAGGTAAGCAATTCATTCCTGGAATACCTTATTCCGCGCCGAGCGTTCCATCCTTGTCAAACATGGTTATCGATCGCAGATACCCTCGATCGCAACCACGAGTCGTAACGCAGAATTCCTCGAATTGGCCTCTGTCCCGCAATCGAAAAGTCGAAGGGGCTTGGAATGACATATAAAGCGTACTTTCGTGGTACTCGCAAAGAAGCGAAAGCATTTATTTCCCGCATCAAATCTGCTTTGGTGGGCAACCAAAGGGACGAAACCGGGATTGCTCAAGCGTGTTTCATCGCAATTGGATTTGCTGCACTCAGCGACATAAAAGCCGACTTCGTTAGAAAATCTCGCGGTGGCACAGGCGAAGATGGTGTTAAATGGAAACCGCTTTCCAAAAAGACTCTTGCTTACTCAAGGCGTTTCGGTCCAGGTGAAAAAACCGCTTTGAAGCAAGCCGCTGGCCTGAACCGTGGGCATCGTTTTGCCCCCGTCGGTACCGGATTGCTTTCGGCTGCACAGTTGGCAAGCTGGAAACGGCATTACGTTTCGAATCTAAGTTGGTTGCAAAAAAAGCACCCGCTAGGCGAAGCTAAAAGAATTGCTGCTGCGATCGCTTGGAATCGAGTGAAAGCCGAAGGTGGTCAAACAAAACTTGAAGTGTTCGGCAATCGACCCCACGAAATTTTGCGAGACACAGGTGTTTTGCTCAACTCGCTTTCACCAGGGCAAATCGGCGGCTCTGGCTCTGCATACAGCAAGCCCACCGGAGACGGCGGTCCAGATCAGATTTTCACAGTCTTAGGAAACGGCGTGATAGTGGGAAGCAATGTCAAATACGCAGCCGTCCATCAAGACGGATCGCAGAAAAAAAACATTCCGGCACGCCCTTTTCTTCCAAAGCGAACGCCACAGCTTTGGCAAAACAAGTGGCTCAAGACTTTAGAGCGAGCCCTAGCCGATGGATTGCAACGCGCTTTGCAGGGAGGTGCCCATGCTTAACGCTGAACCATTTCTATCGATAGCAGTCGCTTTGCATGTTCGCGAGGCTTTAGGGGCTGACGAAAGCCAAGTCAACGTGGAAGCGATCGACGACTTTGTTCCACAAAACGCTGGCGAATACTACATCGCCATAACTCCCGAAGGAGTCACTCTCGGTGGATCGCATAGAACATCGGGTGGAGTTTTCGATTTGGAATTTGGCTGTCGAATAACGGTTTATCAACGAACGCGAGACGTACCGCGAGATATGCGACGCTCGGTTTACCTCGACCAAGTTCGAGGCATCAATGCCAAGCTCGATCGAATTGTAAACTCGATCGATTGGAAGCCGGAAGTCATCAACACAGCAAATTTGCTGTTGCGAGAACAGGATGAAAACGCACTTGGGTTTATGAACCTGCTTAGACTCGTGAGCATTGATTCCAAACCTCGATCTGTCATCGGCGATCCATACGGGGCCAATATCCAATCGGCTGTTGGATCAGACAACTACGTTGGCCTTTCTCGTGGAGTGTATTTCGGCGGTGCGAGAAGGATTGAACGCAAATGAGTGGGATTGTAATACCAAAGGACAGAACAACAGCCGAGCCCGTATTGGGGTATTGCTACAACAAGCAATGCCGTCCTCAAGGAAAAGATCGATTCGAATTCATTGCGGACAACGATATGTTTGCCTGTCCAAAATGCGGCAATGACCAACCGCCATTGGTAGGCCAACTCGTTTTGATCCATTTGCTAGTGCAGGATCGATTAGGACCGATCGAGGGATCGCCAGGACTTCGGTACCGTATCGCCTGCAACTCGAAACGAGCGTATTTGGCAACGGCAACAAATTTAGAAGCAGCGACAGTAGAACGCGAAGCGGCCAACTGCGCAACCTGTTTGAAAAATGCACCCCTAATGGAGAACTAAGCGATGGCTTTTACTACTGGACGTTACACGGCGGTTTGGAATGCACTTGCCGTCGGGCAGACTCAAGAAGGTTTCCGAATCTCTCATCAGTACATGAAGCGACTCATCCAAGGCGACAAATTTGGAGAAACGCCGCAGGATGCTGTTATGAGGGGAATGGAAGTATTGGTCGAAGCTCGGTTACTGGAATGGGATGCAGCAGCGATTCAAACTTTGATTTTCCCATACAGCAATGGTTACGTCGTGAACTCGATTGGAAAACTCGACGTTGGCGGATCAATGGCGAAGCCTTTCATCCTCACGGCCATGGAAACTAACCCTGGACCAACACCGGCCAGCCAAACGCTTGGGCAAGCGATACTGCAAGAAAACTTCCCTGTGAATCTGTTGTTTGGCCCGGATCTTCGAGACATTCCAATTCGATTGCGGTGCTATCCATTCGCAAATGGGTCGTTCATTTCCGGCACCTAATTGAATGGACGGGGCGCAATTTCAAATTGTGCTGGTTGACGAGGGAACAAATCTACCCGATCAACCAGCCAAACAAGATTCTTCGGGACAATCCCCGACCACTACGCCCGGTAGGTCCTCCGACCGGTTGGATGGTGCGGCGCATAACCAAGCGTCCCACCCACGCGCCGAGAGCCATCCAACCGGATCAGGAGAACACGATCCCAAGCGATCCGATTCTAAGCACCATTCCGGAAACAAACATCCTGACCATTGGGGGCATGTGAAAGAGGCTGGTACCGAGGTTCTTGATATAGTCGGTTTCGGCGGTGCTATCAGAGAATTCAGAGAGGGGATTCACACATTTCGCACAATCATGGAAGGGCTCTTTGCCGCAAAAGAGCTATTCCGTGAATTTCAAACAGAAGAACCTGAAAGTGCGTTCTATGATGGGGCAAAAGAAGCAGAGCATACCCAAGAGAATGTTGCAGGGCATCTAGCACCGACCAGAGACAACCCGCAATCTGGTGAAGATTGCTGTGCAAACCAACGACCGGAAACAGAGGATGCAACGCTTGAAAGGATTGCTGAGAACACAGAGCCGGTACACTTTGATCGCGCAGCAGATAAGATCGTCGCTGGACTATCAGGACAAGCGGAACCAGCAGCGAATGATGGTCACACAGTATCGGAACCGATCAGAGAAACCGCCTCAACGGTCGCTCCCGAAACTACCGACTCAATCCCCGATGAACCAGCAGCGCAGCAGCCGGTAAAAATCGAAGTAGAGCACCCTAAGCCAATCGCACAGTTGCCAAAAGTAGAAGCCCCTGCAAAGGTTCAATCTTCACCGTTGCCAACCGTTACAACGCAAAAGCAAAAAGCCGATTCGATTCCAGAAGCTAGGGACACGGAATTAACGACCGATACGCTTGAGCCCCAATATGAAAGCGATGTGTTCAAGGATCTGGCAGCACCTTTTAAGGCGATGCGAAACTGGCTTAACCCGCAAGATTCTGCGACAAAAACCGTTACTGATCCTAAGAAGGATTTTGTTTTCCCGCCACCTGTTCAAAAGACTGAGGGAAAAGGCGATTCAGGGCCAAATCTACAAATCACTCGAAACCTCGTTGATGCTCGGCATCTAGTTGATAATGAGCCAACCAAAACAGTTTCGGAACCCTCGAAAATCGAAGCACCTGTAACAAAGACTCAACCCACGCCAACCAAACCTGTCAACGCTCCCCCACCGACTACTCCTAATTCGACTGCCACGATTCCAACCGCAGCAGAATCAACCGTCGCAGAATCGGCCGTAGCGGGGGAAGCCGCTGTAGGTGCCGAATCCGTGGCCGCCGGCGCAGCAGAATCATTGGCAACAGCAGAGGCCGCAGCAGCAACTACAGAACTTACGGCTGGACTTACGGGACTGACGACGGCCGTCGGAGCAACCGCAGCAGTTTTCCTCGGCGTGGCCGCTGTTGTTGCAGGTGCGATCGTTGGGCTCAAGCTCATTGGTGATGCAGCCAGAGAGCAGGCCGAGGAACTTGAAGAATACTCGGCTGACATTTCAATGGCCATGGCCAAGGGAGAAGTTAAACGAGAACTGCACAAAATCGAACGAGCCGATGAACATGGCGGCACATTGGCTACGATCGTTGAATCGCAAGACAAGATGAGCATGGCCTTCGAGAAGCTAGGAGAGTCGCTAATGGACCCTCTCGTTGATATGCTTGCTGCTTTGACACCGGTAATGGATACGATTTCCGATGGGGTTGTTAGCACCGCACAATTTGTAAATCTGAGTTATGCGAATTTGCAACTCTTGACAGCTTACGTCAATGACTTTTTGAATCTAAGTGGAAGCGAAGCGCAGCAAGACCAAAAGGTTCGAGACGCTGAAAAGAAAATGAGGGAGAAATGGAACACCTTCTTTGCAGACGAGAAAAAGAAATCCACAAAGGATCTGTTTGATTCTGACCCCATGGTAAACCTGCTTCAAAATGCTTGGGGACAGCAGGCTCCAATAGACAAAGCGGCATTAAAGCAGCTTTTCGATGCGGCATTAGCTGGAGGTGGAGGGCATCACTAATGGAGGAAGTTTTGACCTATGACGGTATATCGCTTGGAATTGGATCGAAAAGAAACGTCGAAGTAACACCCGTTTACGATTCGACAGGCAGACAAATCACTCACCATAGAATTGTCGTCAATGTCGAGTGCATTGTGGCTGAATCGACAGACATTGATGATACGGCAGTTGCATTGGAGGAAATTAAACGACGACTTAGCAAGCCTGGAAAAGAACTCGTTATCGAGAACTGTGGAATTGGCGATGCGATCACGATCGATGGTAGCGGATACGGTGCAGGGCTACATGACATTAAAGCAGGCCCATATCCAAAGGTAATTCGCTTTGATCCCCTTGGATGGAATGACGACTCCAGCGCAGTTTCAGTTGTATGGACCTGCGAAGCAAACGTTTTTCTGGCTACAAATGAAAACTTGGAGCTAGGTGAGATTCTTTCGTTCAGTTACTCAGCGAGATACGCCATTGATGATCGTGGATGGACAACACGCACAATTCGTGGAAAGCTCGAAGTTCCACAGAAGCGATATTCCGACAATCAAATTGAACACAATGCAGACGCTTACCGTGAAAGAATCAAAATCAAGAAGCCGGAAGGATTCACTCGTGAGCAAGAGTATGACTTGAGCGAGGATAAGGCTGTTCTATCCTTTTCGATAGTCGATCGACAAATACCGACACGCCAGGCATACCCGCCAGGCGTGGTCGAGATTTCCTGTAATCATCGCGCGTCCAGATCGAGAAGTCAGCTAGCTACGACTCGCAATCAGATTTCATTCCGTTGTGAAGTGGCTGCGAACCAGCCTGCTGCTTACGCTTGGTTCGTATTTGAATCGATCGTCGGAAAGCGTCTAAACCATTCGCGACAAAACGGTGTGCAGATTCTCATTGAGGAAATCGAGGTAGATGAATCGATTTTCGGGACTGAATTCTCGGCAAGCGTAGCCTATCGAGGTCTTAGTGACGTTGGAAGCTGGCTGTTCAACGCTGGAATTTTCCAGCCAGTTACGCTTTCCTGGGACCCATGGGAACAATCAGTCCACGAGATAGAGGAACCGCGAGGTATAGCGAATCTTGCTGCATTAGCGGACGAACAAGACAGGCTGACTAATCTTGAAAATCAGGATTTGCCGGTGATTAAAGACGATCATCACCCTCATATCAATTATCTGACACCATCGCAGAGCCCCTTGTGCAACTCTCTCCCAACACCGGAAAAAAGCTGGGCGCACTTTCAAGCACAGGTTGGTTTGTTGCAGGAATCTCCAAGCCAAGACCAATGGATTCCTCTCGGTCCACAGACGCTTGAAGATGGGGTTGTTTCGCTCCAAGAAATCGGAGGCACAAAGCGAAGAACAGGAAGAAAAGAAACAGAGACGGTTCTGCCTGTAAACGGTGGTCAAATCACCAAGATTCAATTTAAGGGGGAGGCAATACGAGTCGGTTATGAAATACCGATGCCGCGATTGCAGATACCGAACATGGAGCTAAGGCTTTTAACTCGCGAATTCAAGCCTGTGTTTTTAGGCATTCATTATTGCCAGCCTGTATTCGGGGCTAAATGGGATATGATCTACGCCACAAAGGATTTGCCGAAGGATGGCATGTCTAGTGGGGTGCAAACTAATGGGACCGGTTACAAGGTTCCAGGTTATCCATCATCTTCAACATAGTCGGAGGAAACTATGCTTCAATTTCAGGACGAAACGGTAGAAGTCGGAATCAAGAGGCCAGACGGTGAGGTTAGGCCCGTCAAGCTCGATGTGCTTGAATTGAGATTGCTATGCCAGGAATTAGAGAGAAAACACAGCCTAAAAAGAGAGGGCTTAAAGGTGTTTGCCACTCGTGATTTCCTGAATGATTTCAAATCTCAGCTTGCGACCATGGGGATCGAGGCATCGGTGAATGTTGCCTATCAAATTTGGGCAAGAGCCCAAGAGATTACCGACCAACTAAAAAAAAACACCGACTCCACGCAACCATCGCCTTCGAGTACGGAATCAACCCCTACGAACTCACAACCAGCCAGCTAGTAGCACTTGAAGCAAACCTTCAACGACTAAAAGCCCAAAGAAGAATCGAAAGCGGAGATTACGACCACTCGGACTATCAAGCTGTTTACACACTGTTCCTTATCGCATTTGAAGATGAGGAACTTGCTAGAGCAGCCCAAAGCAGAGCCGTAGACCGATTCATCGACAAAATGTGCGGGAAAATGAAATGAACAAACCGAACCGTCAGATTAAAAACAGCAAGCCACCAGCGAAAACGCGATCGTATGAGCCCATCAAGACTTGGTGGTTGCGCAGACACCAAAGGCTACCGCCTTTGAGTTTTCAAATGATCGAGCAGATTTTGCTCGACGAAACGATCCAGATTGGATTGGCTTGCCGTAGATCCGTGTTGCAAGGGGTCGAGTTCGGATACAAGGCAAACGGCCAGTGGCAAATCGGTGTGTTGTGCCAGGATGAAGCTGTTGCAGCCTGGGTAATGCGTCAACTACTAACTCTTTGGCGAATTGGATTGGAGCATATAACACAATCCCAAACCTATGGTTGGGCTGCCATGGAAGTGATTTGGCAACGCAAAGAGGAATACAACAACCTGTGGGAAATCGTCGGTATCGAGGAACGTCACCCGACTGATACTCGGCTTCTAATCAACGACGAAACTGGAAGGCCATGCGGTACGAGATTCTTTCGAGTCAAAGGTGCAGATGAAGGCTATATCGACCTGCACTTTCCTCAATCGTTTTTCCACGCTTACAAGCCCAATCCGGGGGAATGGTACGGACAGACGGTATTGTGGGGAGCCTATAGAGCATGGTCTGACAAGCACCTAGACGGCGGTGCAATCGATGTTCGCCGACTGTTCATGCACAAAGACGCATACGGGGGGGCCGATTTACAGTATCCGGAAGGTACCACAAACATCGGTACGCTCGAAAATCCAAACGAGGTACCGAATAGAGAGCTCGCTAGGGAAATCGTCGAACAGATCGAAGCAGGGGGAGTGACAACCACTCCCGCGACCTACGACGAAGCTGGCCACAAAATGTGGGAACTGACTCGTGCTACTGTACCGGCCAACCCCGCGCACATTTTGAGTTATCCAGGGGATTTGGATGGCGAAATGCTTCGAGGCATGGGGGTACCGGACGGGGTTCTTAAAGCCGACGATTCTGGATCTTGGCAGGGACGACTGATTCCCATGCAAATCCTGTACGCCACGCTCGATCCGTGGGTGACTACCATTTTGCGAGATATTCGCGAACAGTTGCTCGAACCTGCGATCATCAACAATTGGGGTAAGGTGATCGACTTCGAAGTTCAACATCGACCTTTGGCCGAACAAGCCCTCGAACAGCAGCGAAACCCAGGCGGCGGCGGTGGAGGTATGGACCCCACACAAGGCGATCCGTCAGGTGGTATGGACCCATCTATGATGCAAGGTGATCCATCAATGGGAATGGACCCTTCCGCGATGCAGGGCGATCCATCCATGGGGCAGCAAGGGCCACAAATGATGAGCCTAGCAGGTAGGATTGGTTTAGGGCTAGACGAACCGACTCGATGGCTCGAAGCGGCGCGGATGGCCATAGACCAACAACAAGACGATCAAGTTAAAAAAAAAGCCAAGATAATAGCGTCGATCCTATTCGATCTTTTTGGCGATGAGGCTGAGTCACACTTCGATGAAGTGTTTGGAAGCGCAGTACGCATGGCTGCGTGGCGATCGATCGACCATCCACGAGGTTCAGATGGAAAATTTATCGCAAAAAACTCTCCCGAAGCGGTCCATTCTGCAAAGACCGCGATTCGCGAAGCACTCAAGGGTAAGCGAACTCCTAGCAGCCTAAAGACCGTCACAGAACACCTCTCGATCCTTACCACGAAGCAATTGCGGAGCTTGCAGAAGGAACACGGCATTCGGGCAAGCGGAGTCAAGCAAACTCTAATTGATAAGATCGCGAGTCGCTTACATGGCGCGATCGTTCAATCCGACGAGGAAGCAGACCCAAATCGAGAAAACGGAACTCCAAAGCATGTAAACAGCCAGGATACCTACACGGTACCAGTTGATTCGCTCCATGTTGATCCAGAGCGATTTCAATACAAGGTCAAGAACATCGATTCTCAGGGCGTTACGGAGGAACTGAAAAGCGTAGGTGTATGGAATCCTGAAATGGCAGGTGTTCTGCTAGTGTGGAGAGATCCAGACAGCGGCAAGGATTATGTCGTCAACGGCCATCATCGCCATCACCTAGCCAAACGACTCGGAGCGAAGCTGCTTAATGTGCGATACATCAAGGCTGATTCGGCTCGTGAAGCTCGTGCAAAAGGAGCCCTTGCAAACATCGCCGAAGGCCGTGGTACGTCCGTTGACGCTGCAAAATATCTTCGAGACTCCGGACACGACTTGGATCATTTCGCGACGGCTGGAATTAGTCTGAAGGGCCGTATTGCCGATGAAGCAGGTATCTTAAAGAACCTAGCCGATAGACCATTCGATGCGGTAACTAGGGGCCGACTGGACGAAGCAAAGGCTATTGCGGTTGCTCGACACATCAAATCGCACGAGCTACAGAACCAGTTGTTCCATAAACTCGATAAAGACGACGATCGCGGCAAGGAATGGTCGAATCGAGAGATCGAGCAAATGGCAAAGAAACTTGCTAATTCCGGCCAATACGTCGATCGAGGTACCGACCTTTTTGGGGATTACGAGGAAACTCGATCGACATTCGATCAAGAGGTAGAAATCGAGGCGTTCGTTGCTAAATCGCTCGCACAAACAGCCAACGATTTCAGAGCCGTGGCAAACAAGCGCAGAGCCGATCGAGTCAGCGATGCAGGTAACGTGCTTGCGGTAGATGAGAACGCTATTCGCGCGGACAGGGCTGAGAAAGATTCAAACGATTTTGCAAGGGAGCAGCACCTTCGAGGTAAAGTTGCAGACACGATCAAGTTTTTTGCTGGAAAGCTAGCTCAAGCCAAAACCAAGAAGGCAAAAGAGACAATCAAAATCGATGCTCTACAAGCCGTCTCGGATGCTTTGCATAACACTCCGACAATGATGAGTGCCATGCGAGCCCCAAGTGGTTTTACGCACGACCATCCGTTTGTCGTGGCTGGAAAGAGCTATATCGGCGGTCAATTCATTCCGTCGGAAGTCGTCGCGCAGGCAACACCTGAACAAAAGAAAGCGATAGAGGCTGCACATAACGCCGATCACGAAACTCCGATTGAACGTGGGAAGGGCTCGCAGCACGAGAAATACTATCAGCAAGTCCTAACCGGTCGAAATCTCAAGCTCAAAAACGATCATGCTGTGCGTATCACCTACGATCGCTCGACAGGATTTAAGGTGCAGCATAAAGGGCCAGGAAACATCAGAACAGAGTTTCCGCATCGGTTCAAAAGTGTGCATGAGGCAGCAGACTTCGCCACCGAACAGCTTATGCGACGAGGAACAATCTTGCCAAAGGCAAAAGCTGCGCAGCCCTCCACGGAGACAGCAGCAAAGCAAGCTCCACCCCCAAAGCCGAAACAACCTTGGGAAATGACGGCAAAGGAATGGGCAGACAAGACTCAGACAAAGCCTGTGGATCTAGCTCGCACCGCTTTCCAGGGAGGTATTGTCGAGCCGTTTACAAACGTGTTCCGGAGAAACTTCGGTAGGTCCCAAGAGGATTCCGATTCACTACTTCAAAAATCACTCGATTGGATCAACGGGTATTTCAAGGCAAACAAGTCCAACACACTCGAAAGTTTTTCCGAGAAGGACGCATTCAAGCAAGGCTATGCGGATTTCCTGAAAAGCGTCTATGAGCTTTCCGACGGCTACTCTGCTCGTAGACAGGCTGAAATCCTCATACCATATTTGCAAACTGCAATTCAGGATGCACCACCGGATCTAGCAGAGGAACACAAGGCTTTCGTACTCAAAGCAATGCTCGACGGAGAGAACGTCCCCGACGATGTGCTGAAAGACTACCCTGAGTATCAAGTCATCAAAGACAAAAGGAATGAAGCGGACATTAAGCCACCCAAGGAAAAACGGCCTCCATTTCGATATAAGGGCTTTGAGTTTTGGAATAACGGATTAAAAGCAAAATTTCGTGGCAATCTTGAAGCACTCAAAACGCTTCAAGAACTCAAAGAGCAGAACAGGGAACCAACTCCCGAAGATTTGGAGAAAATGTCGAAGTGGGTTGGTTGGGGCCAGTTTCCAGCGGTCCTCAACGACTACGCAGAACGGCACAAGTTACCCCAAGATATTCAGGATGACACGTTTAAGTGGCGCGATGAGCGAAACGAATTGCGTAAGTATTTAGGTGAGGCGGAATTCAAAAGCGCACAGCGATCGACCAGGAACGCGCATTACACTCACCCGGAAGTTGTTGATGCTCAGTGGAAGATGGCCGAGAGACTTGGGTTCTCAGGTGGGAGGATGCTCGAACCGGCTTTTGGTAGTGGTTCCTATGTCGGATTCATGCCTGAATCCTTGATTGGTAAAACTGACGTTACTGCTGTTGAACTTGATTTGAAGTCAGCAGAAATCGCGCAAGCTCTATACCCCAATGTGCGAGTGGTCCAAAACGCTTACCAGGATACAGCCCTGCCAGCTAATCACTACGATCTGTTTACGACCAATGCTCCTTTTGATGGTCAACTTTTCATCAAGGACAAGGAAACCGGTATTCGTTGCAATTTGCACAACTATTATTTGCTGCGATCAACGAGAGACACAAAGCCGGGAGGCTTGGCAATTCTTATGACTTCGACGGGAACTCTCGATCGCCCCGATCCGGAAGTCATGGCTCAAGTCGATAAAAACATGGAATTCGTATCCGCAATACGATTCCCAGGGGACACGCACAAAGACAATGCTGGAACGTCGGTAGTCACCGACCTAATCCTCTTGCGACGAAAGAATCCATTGATTCCGGAAACCACAGAGGAAACGCCATCGGAAGCCGAGCCAAAACAACCTGGATTCAGCGGAACAACGATCGACTCATTGGGCAGGCTTTACTATTGGCGTGACGGGAAGCGAGTTCCAAAGCCAAATCTTTCCGAAACGTCCTCTGTTTCGATCGATAGCGATGAACCCCTGAAAATCTCCAAATACTTCGCGGACAATCCAGAGCAAATGCTAGGCAAGCTCGATCGCACCGGAACGATGTATCGTAAAGGAATGATGAACGTATCCAGGCAGGAAAACTATCAGGATGCGTTAAGGGCAGCTATAGAGAGATTGCCACAAAACATAGTTCAAACGGCTTCCGACGAGCAGTTAGCAAGCCATGGAACAAGAGCAAGCGAAAGACGCGAAGCGACAGGAACAAATTACTTTGAGGGTCAACTTGTGATCCAAGATGGAAAACTTTGGAGGTACGAACAAGGCGGTTTAACAGCGATGGGTGGGGGCGACAAGTCCGCTAGGCTGTTCGGGCTAACAAGAATCCGAGACGCTGGAAAAGCTCTTTTATCCGGTTCCATTGAGCAACAAGAAGAACTGCGAGCGAAACTGAACGCTGAGTACGATTCATTTGTGTCAGAATTTGGTCCTATCAACAACGATAAAAATCGGGCCGCGCTCAAATACGAAATCGATGCACCGTTTTTGAAGTCTCTCGAAAAATGGGACCCGAAAAACAAAACCGCATCGAAGCGAGATATTTTTTCGAAAGATACGATAAGAAAAGAATCGTCTAAGACGGCTTCAACGATTGGTGAGGCTGTTGGAGTATCTTTGCACGAGTACGGAAAAATCGATGTTGCAAGAATCGCAAGTCTGCTAGGAAAAGATGCTGAAACCGTCGTCGATGAAATTGAGCAATCCGGATTGGCGTATTTGCCACCTGGATCTTCCGAGTTTGAATCAGCCGATCAATACCTATCCGGCCATGTGAAAGAAAAACTTCGCATTGCAAGGGAAGCTGCGAACTCAGACCCAAGGTATCTCGCGCACGTTGCTGCCCTAGAGAAAAACCAACCGGACGATATTGCAAAAGAGGATATAACGGTCAACTTCGGAGCCGGTTGGATTCCGCCAAGTACGATCGCCGATTACCTAGCAGAGAAAACCGGGTACGATCAGTCGAACATTCACGTTCTGCATTCTTCCGCTGTTGCTAAATGGGACGTTACGCTAAACGGACGGGCTGATAATTTAGCGACGGCGATGGAATTCCAGAATTACTATTCCGTCGGTGACATATCCGCGATGGATATGATTAAGGCTGCGCTGAATGATTCTAACGTGTCAGTCTACACAGAAGCCGCTGATGGTAAACGCGCATTGGACGTAGACGCGACTGCGGAAGCAAAGGTAAAGCTACAAGAGATCCGAGACGATTTTGCCGAGTGGATTTTTGGCACAGAAGAACGAGAGAAGAAATACACTCGTCTCTACAACGACACAGAAAACGACATTAAGGAACGCACGTTTGATGGTAGCCACCAAGCCTTTCCGGGAATGGTCGATTTTGAAGCAGATCGAATGTATCAGATCCAGAGAAACGCCGTTTGGCGAATCGTCACGACTGGACGAGCGTTGCTTGCACACGAGGTAGGTACTGGAAAAACAAATACAATGGTCGCTTCTGCGATGGAACTGCGACGCTTAGGATTGGCAAAAAAACCGGTTATCGCCTGCTTAAAAGCGAACGTGGAACAGTTAGCGAAAGAGGCTCAAGAACTGTACCCTAACGCGAAAATTCTTGCTCCTACAAAATGGGGTAAAGAGCATCGACGCGAAGTTCTCAATCAAATCGCTACTTCGGATTGGGATCTAATTATTATTTCTCACGACAACCTTGAGGGATTGGCAATCAAGGGAGAAACAAAGGAAAAACTGATTAGAGAAGAAATGCGAACGGCTGAGGCCGCTTTGATCGAAGCCAGAAGAATCCAAGATGAATCAGAAGGTGGTAAGAAATCACGTTTCGGTAATCGGATTGTCAAACAGATCGAGGGGCAATTGGCGAATCTTGAGGAACGTATGAAAGAGGCCCTTGGATCAATCGGAAGGGACGATATTTACTTTGAGGATCTTGGAATCGATCAACTTTTTGTCGATGAGGCACATCAATTCAAGAGCCTCCCTGTCTACACTTCGAAGAACATCAAAGGCATACCAACCAACGTAAGCAATCGCGCTTTGGATATGCTTTTCAAAACCCGCTACCTACTCGACAAACACAACAATCGCGGTGTTGTATTTGCGACAGGCACGCCAATCTCGAACACGATGGCCGAACTTTACACTATGCAGCGGTTCATTCAACCAAAGGAAATGCAACGTAAGAATCTTGAACACTTTGACGCTTGGGCAAAGAATTATGGTCAAACAACATTTGGCTATGAAACCAAGCTAACAGGCGAAAGGAAGCAGACGGAAAGGTTCGCCAAGTTCATCAATGTTCCTGAACTTCGAACGCTCACGAGCGAATTTATGGACGTCCAGTTTGCTGATAATGTCGTCAACTCAAAAGGCGAAAAGGCAATCAAGCGTCCAAAGAAGCAGGAAATCGCCAACGTCTCGGAAGAAAACGACGCAGTTCGAAATTTTATGGCGGAAATCAACGATCGCGCTCTATCCCTAAAAGACAATCCCGACAATGGAGACAATTGGTTCTCGATTCTTCACGATATGCGAATGGGATCTTTAGACCTGCGACTCGTGGATATGGATGCCGAGGATCATCCGGACAGTAAAGTGAATAAATGCGTGAAAAATCTATTGCAGATCGCAGCAGAAAATCCAGGTAAAACGCAATGCGTATTTTCCGAACTTGGGGTACACGAGGGGGACGATGGTAGGATTAGTCTGTTCGACGACATTATCAACAAGTTGGTTGCTAATGGCATTCCACGCGATGAAATCGCCAACTTTTCCGACGCGAAGATGAAAGATGATGTTAGAGACACAACGCAGGAAAAGATGAAGCAGGGGGCGATCCGTTTTGGCTTTGGGTCTACTAAGACGCTCGGAACCGGAGTCAACGTACAGACCAACCTAAAAGCGATTCACCATCTTGATTGTCCTTATGTTCCAGCAGCACAAGAGCAAAGGAATGGTCGAGGGTACAGGCAGGGGAACAACCTTTACAAAGAGGGTGGTTCTCTTGGAATCCATCGTTACGTCCAGCAAGGCTCCGGTGATGAAATGCTGTGGGGGATCATTGCTCGTAAAACCAACTTCATCAACGGTTTTATGCGGGGCTCTGGTAATCGGGAAATGGAGGACCTGAGCATTGAGGAATTGAGTCCAGAAGAAATGCAAGCACTTGCAACTGGCGATGAACGTGTTCTCAAGCAAATGCAGTTAGAGAACCAGTTGAACCAACTAAACAGAGGGTCGCAACGGCACAATGCTGAAATGCAGAGGGCTCGCAACACGATCGAAACCGCACCCACGAGAAAGCAATCCTATTTGGATGCGATTGAAAAGCTAACCGACTCGATTTCGCGAGCTCACCCTGATTTTTCGATCGATATTGGAAACATGGGCAAGTCGCAGGATATTTCTCGCAAGGATGCCGAAGCTGAGCTTCAAAAGATGGTTGACAGCAAAATCAACGATCGCAATCTGTCGTACAGTTCCTCGAAGATAGCGGTTGGCAAGTATCGTGGCTTCAATCTCGTTATGAAACGTAACTACTATTCCTCAGACAAACCTTACGAATTCGCACTCGAAAACCCCGTCAATGGTGAATCCTACGGGTTCAGTGGAACTACTAAGTATCCATCGCTCCAATCGGCAGACTACGCAATCCGCGCTTGGAAAAACCAGCTAGAGTCGCTCAACCGAGTTTATTTGACCGTGGACGAAGAAGTAAGTCGCGCAAAAACCATGCTTTCCAAGCCTTATCGGTACGCTTCTGAATTGGAAAACACCAAGAAAGAACTAGAATCGTTAGCGGAAAAGATCAGGGCTGATCGAGAAAGAGTCATGGCGGCAACCAAATCCAAGGTAGACGAATCGATCAAGCGGGGTGAGTGATGGCCAGCGATTACAAAGATCACGAATACTACGAACTGTTGGAAAGATCCCTCGAACACTTTCCAGACTTCTTGAACCATCTTAAACGAGGGGACAGGCTCGAATCCTATCTCAACTTCCATACCAAGCAGGCAATCGAAGCCTACGACGATGCGATGGAGGACGATGAGGACGATCGAGCAGCAAAAGAAATCGCGATGGAAACATTGCTTTCGCACTTGAAGGAAATGGAATTGGAGCAGTCCAACAATCCAGACTTTAGCGACGCAGCCATTGAATCCGCCGATTTAGACAACATCGCAGGGATGCAAGCCTATTTGAAATGGAAGTATGGAGACTCGAATGAACCACCCAAATCGCCGCCTAACTGATACTTCGGTCGTCCGCTTGGGATTGCAACCAGGTGCAACAATGCAACGTGGGGGCAAAACTTTTGTCCTCAATGAACACCATCGATGGACGCTTCCGAAGCAAAAAGCTGCTACACAAAACAAGCCGCGATCGATGGAAACCGATACGGCCAAGGAGCCCAAGCAGCCACCCCCGCAACAACCAACCGCAAAGGCTGGATCGCAACAGGCTCCACAAGCCAAATCTCAAGCACCCGAAGCCCAACCGGGATCTTCTCCACAATTCGACAAAGCGACTGGACGTAAGCTACCAGGATCTTCTGCTGCCCAATCTCCAACGAGTCAACCAGCAGCCGAAAAGCCGACCACGCCAAAACAACCGACCGATCGGCCACAAGCCCCACAAGGTTCACCTAGTCCTCAACCGCAAGCTAAACAACCGTCCAATCAACAACCAGCCAGCCAGCCAAAGCAGCCTCAATCCGACCAAGGTGACGACCAAGACGATGATGAACCAATTGGGCCGCCGATCGATGCAAAAGCCGATGCGGATTTCAACCATGATGGGATCACCGATCAAGCGCGAGTCGGAGTACCGGCCAATTTGGTACCCCCCCCGCCTGGCATCCCTCGAATCAAATCGTTGACCAAGAAGCAAGCCAAGATCCAAGAGGATTTTTGCAAGTGGGTCGAAAATGATCCAGACCAGGCGGTAAATCAAGCTCTTGCACTCATCACAAACGAGGCTCATTCAAAGGGTAGGCCACCTACCTTTGAAACCGATCAGATGAAAGTTTTGAATAAGAATTGGGACAGCGATGAACTGTCTCAAAATCTAAGCCAAAGATCAGCAAATAGAGCCAAGTACAATACTGCCCTGCATCAAGCAGCCAATGCGCTCTGCAAGAAAGCGTTTGTTGAATACGTTAAAACACTCAAGCCCGGAGATGAAATTCTGGTTACTGTAGGTGGGTGTGGAGCCGGGAAGGGGTATTCGTTGGCAAAAGATAAAGACGGAAAACCATTCGTTCCAGAGGCTCAAGAGTTGATGAGACGCGCGGCAGTTGTTTGGGATTCCGCAGGGGATCAGAACGCGACAGAGAACACCTGGTTACGAGACGTTGCCAATAACCATGGGCTGAAATTGTCGTTCCTGTTCGTCCACAACGACCCATACAAAAGTTGGGCAGGTGAAATGGGCGCCGTCAATCGAGCAATGAAGCCTGACAACGGTCGCATGGTAGATGCGAAAGTGTTTGTTGATTCCTATGTCATCGGAGCACAAAACCATGCCAATTTTCTTGCACAACACTCTCACGACGCAAACATTTCATCTGTGATTGTCGATTGCAGTTCCGGAAAGCCTGTAAAAACCGATCGTATGCCGGAAACCGCGCTTGAGTTAGACTCGAAGCAACTTGAAAAGCATTGCATTCAGACTATCCAGCAAAGGAATGATGTGCCTGATTACATCCGTCAGGCGGCACTCCAAGGGCAAAAAATTTGGAGCAGATAACGACTACCTTTTGTAGTTTTACTGCCATAATAGATAGAACGCCAACAATCAAATTCGGAGGCCAATATGAACGACCCGACTAGCCTAAAAAACGAAGGCCATCCAGCGTCAAGTGAATGGAGCCCGGAGGACATTGCGGCCTTCATCAAGGCCGAGGATGAACGCGACAAGGATCACGAGGATTTAGGAAAACTAGCTCGTGAAAATGGATTCGGTTGCCCAGCGGATTCGGAGGCCCCTGACAAATCGAAGCCAAAAGACGACACCGAGGATTCGGACGACTCCGACGATTCATCCGATGATAAGTAGTTTCGATCCATCGACCGGTCATGTTCTCATGGCACTTGGTCGGAACGGTAAACGGGACAATCGGCTGAAAGAACTCGACAAGCTGATTTCCATGGCTCTGATAGGTGCTGAGTCAGCTTCATTTGTTCAGCGCAGGCGAATTCTCAATCTTGTGTCAGGTAAATGGCAACGCTCGATGCCGGAAGTCCTACAGGCATTGCATGTGCCTATGAGCCGCTTGCGAGAATTACTTGCCAAGAGATTTATGCAAACGTACATGGTTGCATTTCTTGGTGGAATGCGGCATGTTGAATCCAAGCTCCCTAGATGGCTGCTGGTTGAGCTTGTAAAAATCGCTCGTGAGGACAACAGCGTACCGCCTTGGGACCCTCGACTTCCGAAGCATGGGGCCGATGGGGGGGACTCTGTTCGATTCTGGATTCTCGAAGAAGCGGCAAAGCGTCTTGCCAGCCGATCGATTCTGACGCGATCGCAATGGGACGCATTGGAAAAGACAGCGAGAGAACGAGCTTTCTTCGTGACGGCTCCAATTTCAAGCGATGTGATTGAATCTATTCGCGATGTAATGCTCGAAGATTTGCAGGATGGGACAAGTTATCAAGGTTTCCGAAAGAAGATCGAGGAACGGTTAGAGAAAAGCCCGATTGGGTATGGCCAGCTTGAAACCGTCTACCGAACCAATATGCAGGCAGCTTTTCGAGACGGCCGCGAGACTCTGTTACGCAATCCTATCTTCGATTCGGCTTTCCCGTATCAAGCCTATGTTGCCATTCACGACGCTAGAGCCAGGCACGATCACCTACGATTGGAAAAGCTAGGGCTCAACGGTACCAACGTATTCCGACGCGATGATCCTGTTTGGGACTATTTCACGCCCCCATGGGACTACAATTGCCGATGCGGTGTGAACGTGTTGACAATCGAGGATGCAGCAAGAGCCGGTGTTGAGGAAGCAAGGAATTGGTTGAGAGACGGTCAGCCGCCGCTGAATCCTCAACATCGATTGAACGAAGTGTTGCGATCCGTCACCCCAAACCCCAACTTTGGATCGAGGGGCTTAGTTTATGCCTGACTCCGAGAGACGATTCATTCTCCGAGAATCAAAGGTCAATGACGGCAAGCAGAAAGAATTTCCGATCCTTACCACAGTCGGGAAAAGCAAGCTGAATGAAGTGCGATTGACTCGTGACGGATACCACACCGTAAAGGTATGTCTGCAAAATGAAATCGCGAAAAAAATCTGGTCTAAGGACTTCGATGAATCCGAAGGTCTGGAACTGATTGTTCGAGACACGAGCCGTGGAGAGGATGACGAATTTGAGCTCCGAGTCTGGCCATTGGTTCCCTATCGCCTTGAAAGGATCGATCGACAGGTTCAGCTAGCTACTTTTCGCGTAGCGGTTATGCCATTCCCCTACTACAACCGATTGTGGTGGGATTCGTTCGATCACGTTGAATCGACCCAAGAACAAACCGGAGGGGCCAGTAACAGTCAGGTACTACCCTATGTCACAGAGCAATCGTATTTTGGGGAAGTCACTTCTCAGTTATTTGGATACTTGCATGAGGACATACCAAACACTATCAAGCAAGCCGCCATGGTTGGAGCACACTATTTCCAACGCGCCGAAACCCCGCTGAATTGGTTTCGATCGCTTGCTGCCCTGACCGGTACGCATTTCTGGTTGTCGCTCCCGCTTGAGGGAATCCAACTTTGCCTTGCAGGTGAGGATCAGGACCTAGAGACAGACCTACCAGACGACAAATACTTGGTCGAAATGTCGGAACGAATCGATAAGCAATGGGCGATCCCAGCTTTGCGATACCACTATTATCGAACAGCTATTGGACAATCCACATACCTATGGCAACCACAGCTTTACATCGACCCACCAAACCTGATTCAAGAGCCCCAATGGTATCAGCCTGAATCGATTCCAGATGGGGGGCTGTACCGACCGCTAGATCACTACTCGACACTCGTTTTGCCATCCCTGCAAGTTACTGACAACACATCAGGAATGGGGCAGGCTTATGCAAACGAGCTAGCTACCCAATGGGAGCGTTGCGTAAAAGCCACTGAACGAACTCTCAAAGGATGGTTTCGCGCAACGACTCGAAGCGATTGGATGCGATACGGGGGCTATCATCCGGTGCCGCTTGGATCGGAAGTCACCCAGGTTCTATATCGGGCAAATGAAACGCTCGTGGATTTCCGTGGAAAGAATCCACCGGTATGGCCAAAGCCACCCGCAACCAGTCTGCCGACGGTCGCTTTCTGCAAGATGACCATAAACCAAAAGATTGCAGCAAGCGGTTCGCAACCCGTTCGGTATGTTGGCACGATCGGTCCGCCTCATTCGGGGCCTTGGTCGCCAAGCGTGGCTGCTAATGCGCTTGGCAGTCCATCGTCAGGATTGCTGTACGCTCCAACTACAGTTTCATCGGTGATCGCCGAAGATTCACTTGGACTGTTCCCTTGGGTTGATGTAGGTGACACAGTGTTGATTACTTACGATGGATCACGAGGGGTAATCATCAACACTACGATTGCAGCCGATTTGTGATGAAGCGACGAATAGTTGGCAAATACTATTTGCGACGAACAACGCTTGGTGCCATGCCGTTTTCTTTGCCGAATATGCCAGCAGGAAAAACGCTTGAGGATGTTTACAGCGGAACTGGATTTTTAGGTAGCGGTCTACAGGGGATTTTCAACTATCCAAACCCGCACCCGAACTTTCCAGGGCCTCCGAAAACCTACCAATCGTACTGGCCAACAAACGGCTTACCCGAAATTTATCTTTTGGTGCTTAACGTAAACGGTAATTCTGTCGGTCCACAAACCAGGGTTGTAACAGGACGATTTTCACTGGCCGGGGGATACACCCTCAGCACTATACCAGCACTTTTTTACAACCCAATAAGAGGTTTTTTGGGAAATTCCGGCGTATTCACATATCGAGATTGGCAATTCCGATGCGAGGGTACTCGATTACCATTATCGCCAGGCATAGACGATACTGATTCGCCAACCATGGTGTTAGGCAGTCAGTATTTCTTGAGACGCTGGACGATCACTACCACCGATCGGTGGACCGATGGCCAGATTATTTGGGAAAATGTAACCACTGAGAAGCATTACCAATTTTTACGCACAGCCACTTTCCCGCCACACATCGCATTTAATATGCAATGGACCACCGCCGACGGTTTAGAACACTCGATCGTCGAAGCGACAAGACGCACGATTGTCTTGAGGCACTTTGTAATGGCTTCGCAGGAACGGCAATACACGGTGGGCGCAAGCGGCATGAAACGTCCATTGCTGCAAAACGAATCAAGCAATGGATGGAAATTTGCAATCAACGAGGACATAAATCAAAAGGCTTGGAATTTCGGCCAGGTGTCCTACCCAACGATCAGTTACAACAACTTCGGCCCTCGATGGCTACCTGACTTCTTTAGCGATGTTGATTCGGCGGATAGTGAACAACTCGCGACGCTTATCCCGGTAGGATTGCATGGCACTTTCAACAACCTAGTAGGTTCTAGCCTAGCAGCGCAGCAAAGTTGCTTGCAACGAGTCGTAAACAGGCATCTTTTACGGTACCAGATCAACCCTCAGTATCAAGCGTTCACCCCACGGTGGGTTGGGTATGACATACCAGCACCCACGACTTACTACACTCACCCCGACACGACGATCGACTACAAACTTTCCGACCCTAACACCAACGCACAATGGCTAAACGATCAATTGACAGAGCAACCGTTTCACCCCGGTCAGTTCGTTGCATTGAATGATTCGACCGCTGTTTTTGCCCCTACAAAGCCCATAACAACCAAAACGACTACCTTCGAAGTCGAGCATGATGTTACGCGAACGATTGCATGGAATTCATCGCTACCAGTTTCGATAGCTCCACTCGGAAATGCTCACACTTGGCGGATCGCCAACTCGACCCTTGACGGCCAGCCGGTGCAATTTGCCGCTGTTGTTAGTAACTGGCTTGGACCTATGGGTTATGCAGGCGGTACCAATCCGCCAGCCGGAACAATGGTAGAAGCAGCAGGATTCAATACCAAGCCAACCGGCCAGGCACAAACCTACACGAGTATCAACGGCCAGCCGGTACCAATGACTTTAAGCGGCTCGGATTCCGACTCAAGCAAGGCGATGTTTATCATCGAAACATTGCCTATGTATCCTGACTTCCCTGTATCGAACGATGAAACCCTTCTGAGTCAAGTCGCATTGCCTAACAACCAATACTCCAATCAGGTTACTTGGTATCCACCCCAGGGTTGGCATGGCACAACAAACTTCACCTATCGAGTTTTTGACGGCTTTTCGTTCTCAGATCCAATCGTCGTAACGCTTATCGCCTAGTCCGTTTTTTTCTATAGGAACCTCAAACAACAGGTGATCGCCTTGCTGACGCATCACGCTAAGGGGATACGCCTTGCAAATTGCTTCGCCAACCACAGCAAGAGCCTTCATGCCAACTGGCATTCGAATCTCTAGCAACACTTCAGTCTTTACTCCGTGGCTCATTATGATTCCAGCCTGTGCAACGAGTCGCCGCGAAGATTGAACGGAAGCACCGCACCTTTCGGAAGCACCCAGATCCACCGCATATCGGCAACGTCAACAATCTTTGACTTCGGGGGGAACACTTCGACGGCGATCCTCTCGGGCCAAAAGTGATCCTTGATTGCCTGGAGATCGTCCCAGGTGACCGGCTTATCAAACCCTCGCTGGCAAGCTTGATGCGGGGTCTTAGCTCTGGTGTGCTTGACGGCCACTCGAAGCGTTCCGGCCCATGGCGTCCCATCGCAGCCGGGAGTCTTGTTGTTCCAGACCTGGACCACGACGCCATTTTGCCGATCGGCGTAGGCCATGGTTGGCGGATTAGGCCCTGGTGGAGACTCATTGCTCGGTATCAACTTCAAAAGTTTGGGATTGATCATGGCTTTTATCCTTCCGTTCGCTTATTGAGCCTTGCCCAACACAATAAATCGTTCGTCGCACAGTACGGATCGAATCCAAAAAACGACTCGTATTTCCGCAGAAGCTCAATTGAAGGCAAGCTATGCCCGTTCTCCAGATTGCTAAGATGAACAACCGAAACGCCGAGCTGCTCCGAAAGCTTGGCTTGTGTCATGTCCGTATTGACCCTCATTTCCTTGAGTTGTTTCGCTAACATCGTCCGGAATTTGTGCATGTCGCTCATTTTGGAACCTTTATGCGTGCCTCTTCGTAATGCTCATAAGATTGCAAGCCGTCTTCCAGAAGACAAACATAGCGGCGACTAAACTTGTCGATTTCTTCAATCGAAACCAACGTGCGAATTACCCATTCGCAATCAGGATCCGTAATTGAGCCCGCAGTGACCTCAATCTGTTTGCCAATATCTTCATGGGTAACAGGACAGTATTGCATACGTGGCCCGTGTGCTTTTACTGCGCATGGCTCACAACTTGGCATCCCGTCAGGAATGCAAATCACAGCACAACCGCAGTGCATGCATTGAGACAAATCGAACCCTGATCTGTCCAGTAATTCATCGAGACTCTTGGCATAATTTGCGGTAGACTCGAGCAGTTGCTGCGAAAGGCTTGCGCAATTTTTCAGCGCAACCTCTAGCGCCGCAACCGTTCGATCGCCAACCCTCTTGCGGACTTGCTCTAGCTCATCGCGACGGGGAACAACCTGCGTCCATCCGTTTGCTCCGAGCGGTAATTCCGCTGGCAAATCCACGCCGTAGATCGGCCCTTTGTTTTGTAGGCTCATTCTTCCACCCTCAA